AAGCGACATCACTTTGAGTATGTATACCCGTGGCCAGATGGTGAAACCCACCTAGCCCGCAGGTGTCAACGATGTCGGGACAACAGACGGCACGAGCGCCGTAACCGCAACCGCAGGTAACAAACAAAGCCCCTGCCCTCTCCGGAGGGTGGGGGTTTTTATATTTTTCCTAAAAACTAAAGAGGTCCAAGCGCTGCGGTGGCGAACTTTCGGTGGCGTCGGCGCCCGCAAATAAATGACACCCGCCTGTCATTTTTGACACGGGCGTGTCATATTTGCATCGGCGGTGCGGTAGCGGTGGTGCAACAGCGATATTCGCTGTGGGCACCGTTAAATTCGCTGTAAGTAATCATTATCACCGTTAAATTCGTTGTATCCCCGTAAATGCAACAAAACGGTATACATATGTGCTAGATTCGGTAGTACCGATTCCCCAAGCAAAGGAGAGCCTGCCATGTTACTAACAATAACACCGGACAATTCAACACAATACAAATACATACGGACAGTTAATGCAACGTATGGTAGTGAGGCGGTGCAGTGTTTAGAGCGTGTGTACCAACGTGCAAGAGAGTTGACACCCGATCTTCCCGCTAACGTTTCATTCACCATCAAGCAGAACGGACGCAAGGGACGTTCTATTGTTCTCGGCCATTTCTTACGAGGTGCATTTGATAACGGCACTATCTGTTCACCAGAAGACGCCGTTCATGAGATCAACATTAGCGGTGACTGCCTCTCACGTGGTCCTCTTCAAGTACTGCAGACGGTACTACATGAGGCAGTTCATGCTCTATGTGCCGTGCGAGGTATCAAGGAGACGACAAGACAAAACCGGTACCACAATAAAAAGTTCGTACAGGTAGCAGAGGAACTATCACTAACTTATGACGACCCGCAAAACTACCGCTTGACTATTAACAAGCAAGGCGAGGAAGTCCTCAAGTTAGTACCAGATGTAACGATTGGTTTCTCTAATGTCTGCATCACAGACGAGACACGGGAACTGTACAAGAAAGAACTTGACATGCTCATGTCAGATCTACCAATCAACAAGGGTCGCCCCGTTGCCCCTCGTTCTATCCCACGAACACAGCCTAAGGTCTTTACTGTCTTCCCACCGAAGACACCAGAGAGCAACGAATACCAGATACGAGTATTCGGCCCTAAGAAATACGAAGATCAAGTGGACTTTCTAGTACCACATGTTCGGGTCTGGTCTGAACTCACACTCGGTGTTATGGTCGGCTTGCTTGACTATGCCGGTGTAGCTACTGACAAGGACGAAGATTTACTGGCAACCAATGATTACCTTATGGCACTAGCCGGTGACCACATTGAGTTCCCACAAGAAGTTGACACGCTCGTGTCACTAATTAATGATAACAAATTTACATACCATGAAAAGGAGATGGCATGATTAGTACCTTTGAGTACAACAAGACAGAAGAGATAAGGCAGTATGCAGAACAACGCATACTAGATTACGCAGACCCGCAAGACGGTTCTCTATCAATCTTCAACCCTGAAGACGGTGACTATAGCGAGGCACATAACGAGCTATTCAATACCGACTACTACATTATCGGAACCTACAAGGCTATAGAGTGGTTTGGCTCTGCCGAGAATGTGTTTAAGGCTATTGAGATAGTCTCATGGTATGAAGATGAGAACTACGGAGAAGTGTTAACAGACCTACATGACCCCGAAAGATTAGTTAACAGCCTAGCGTACATACTAGGAGAAGAAGTTATAGTAGAAGTAATTGACGAGCACATGTCAAGAATTGAGGTAGGAGAATAATGGCAAGCAAGTTTACAATCACATACACATACTTTTATGAGGACTGCGAGTCTGTAGAGGTAGTAGCAGAGACTCTTGAAGAGGCAGAAGCAATAGCCGATCAAGAACGAGAGGGTCCGGACTACTCATGGAACCATGCCTCATTAATTAACGAAGACTGGCAACTAGATTCAGAAGAGGAGTTAGAAGATGCCGAAGTTTAACGTTTACTACACACGCATATTCTGTTCAGACGAGGTGGCTGAGGTTGAGGCAGAGGACGCAGTACGGGCGAGCTACATGGTAGAGCATGACCCCGAAAAGTACTGCCTACCCTTTGAGCCAGAGCTGACAGAGCAAACGCCAGACATACATGTTGTTGAGGAGTTGACAGCGTGATGTCAACTGAGACGACTGTGACAGGTACCCCTACCTACCTTAATTTTATCTCCCCCTCCTTTGCTATAAGGGGTAGGGGTATCTGTCACAGTCGTCTCAGTAGTAAAGAATCTTTTATTATTCCTTTAGTTTATTGGGATATAGAGGGACACATGCCCGTCACAAACCCCGTCACAGGGGTGGCACGGACGGCACGTGAAAAAGTATATGCTATAATATACAGTATGAGTTACGAAGTGCACCCGACATGGATAGATGGAGAGCATGCTATCTTTACTGGTTCACTGGCAGAGTGTCAACAGTTCTGCTTTCGTAATCTCGCAGTGTTTAATCTGTTGACAACCAACTACCCGTTCCGCTTAGTGATAGGAGAGAACATTGAAGCTAACCCGTAGATCAAGAAGAAAGATTGACAGACCGCTGTCAACTTATCAGAAGCTCTGGCATAGGGTGGAGTCGCTGTCATTAGATGGCAAGCGTTACCCACTTGAAGCCGGACGCATCATCAAGGTTAAAGGAGAGCGTGGAATACACAAGGTGCAGTACATCGTACAGCACGTAGACACAGGAGCTTATGAGATACACACGTACTGGCAGTCATCTAAGTTTGACACACCCACGATGAAAGGCGAGCTACGCTGTATCCGACCAGAGCATGTTAAACATATAACAGGAGAGGTAAGGTAATGACAACAGGAAAAATAACTAATGTACAACTTGACATCACGCTGTCACTTGATGAGGAGTACCTTGACGATGAGTACAAGCACTACGAGGAAGGCTATTGCCCACCGCTAGAGGTCATTGTCCGAGATGCTATCAATGCAGTATGGGACAACCACAGATTCGGCGTCAGTTTGAAAGCTAAGAACATCATAGTAGAGGAGTATGACCTTGAGCAGTAAACTAACTGTATTAGAAATTATAATGACAGAGGAAGCTATTGACGATAAGCAGGTTGGCTTAGCTATTAGCGAGCTGATAGAGTACTTAGACGACAGGGGCTTTCTATTACAACACAGTGAAGGGCTGGCACATGCAATAGATGCCGACCCGTTAGAGCAGGAGGAAGAATGACACCAGAGGGTGAAACACTATTCAACTTATTTAAGCAGATGACTGAGGCACAGCTGAAGTTACTAGGAATTGACACGGAAGAGTCAACTAACGAAGAAGAGCAGGAGGAGCAATGACCCCTATGACAAGAATATCTACACACGTAAGATTCACCAACGAAGACAAGTACGTCCAACCAAGAGGCGTTGAAGTACGTATCCGAGAAGACTACGTAGTGCTTGAGATTACAGCTGGTGGTTGCGAGCACACGTATTACTTTGAAACCTTAGGAGAAGTAAAACATTTACTCAACCAAAACAACTGGAACATAATGGATTTCCGAGAAGATGACAGCGAGGTGTCAAACAACGATGACTGAAGCGTATGGTAATATAGATGGTATGAAGTTACCACTTATATTTGATGGAACGAATTTACCGTCACCGTTCTTTGCATGGTCAGAGGACAGCCCGTTTAATGAGTTCCTAGTTATGTTTGACACGGAAGACCCCGCTATGCTTGCCTACTTAGATCAAGTACAGGCGCAGTGGAAAGACCTATTCCCTAAAGCTAGTGCCGAGAATGCTTGGTACTTTATGGCTGGCATCTTGTCACTGTTCTTTAGTCTGGAAAGTTATCCGGACTGGGAGATAGAAGATGACAGACCGTTGTCAGAAGAACACATGAGCTACATTGAGAACCACGTTGTCCGGTTGTGCTCTCTTATCTTTCACACTGGAGTCGTTAACAATGAAGACTGACTGGCTAGAGAAAGCAGAGTGCAGGAGCCTATCTACTGACATGTTCCTACCCTCAGAGCACAAGCGTATGTCCCCTAAAAAATGTGAGAAAGCATTGGGAGTGTGCCAACGCTGTTCTGTTATTGACGAGTGTGCATTAGATCTAGTGTACTTCGGTGACATGTACAAGTACCAGATCAGAGCTAACCGCAGATTGTGGATTGACAGTGACGTGTCAACTCTACCCACAAAGGAGGAAGCTATTGAGTGGCAACGGTAGAGGTGTTATATCTCTCGGAGACGGCTCACATAAGCGAGAGCTAGTGCTGTCTTTGCTACGACAGGGACACACACGTGGCGAGTCGGCTGAGCTGGCTGGCGTTCATCGTGCTACGTTATGGCGTCAGTTACGGCGTGACCCTGAGTTCCTTGACGATGTGGTATCCGCTGAGCAAGAGGCATTGGACCCTAAGTTCCGTTTATTGAACGAGTGGATTAACGATGACTCTATTGCTATCAAGGACAGGCACAACATGTTGCGGACATTCTTACAGTACAAGCACATGGAACAGAAGAATGATGTTACAATAAAACACCAACACACTCACGAGCTAACAGTGGGCGGGAACCAATTAGATAAGGTTATGGAGCTACAGAGAGAGCTTGAGTCCCGTGCACTTGCAAGTGGTGATGAGATAATAATTGACATTGAGGAGTCAAATGGAACAAGCAATGAAGATGATTGATAAGACCCGTGTAGTTGCGAAAGCATCAGTCACGTGGATAGCTACAGTCGTAGCAGTACTACAGTATATCTTGACACAAGATGTCATCATGCAGTACCCGATTGTGGTGCAGTATGGCGGACAGGCTGTCGCATTTCTATGTGGTATAATTGCTATCATACGTAGAGTTACACCCGTAGCTCGTGAAGACCGAAGCGTTATGACTTACTAAAGAAAGAACCGTTCCCCTTGTTACCTGATTTAGAATTGAATTTAGTTGGACAGTCTGACGACTTTGTTGCGGACACTGTAGAGTTCAACAACTGGCTGACCCGACAGCTAGCTACCCGTGAACCGATAGCTATAGACACTGAGACGTGTGGCTTGGATTGGTGGGAGCCTAACTTTACGAGACTCGTACAGTTTGGCAGTGACCGTTCTGGCTGGGCGTTGCCGGTTGACTGGTGCCGTAAGTTAATTGACCACGCACTGTCAAGAATACGTGACAGCCTTGTGCCCGTAGTAATGCACAACGCCACGTTTGATATGCACGCCTTAGAGTCGGACGGCTTTACCGTGCCACTGTGGTCCCGTGTACAGGACACTATGATCTTGCACCACCTAGCACAGCCACTACGTAGCCATGCCTTGAAGAACATAGCTAAGCATGACTTCGGACGATGGGCTGTCACAGGGCAGGACGCATTGAAGGGTGTCATGGCTAAGAACAAGTGGGACTGGACTACCGTACCCGTAGACAATCCATACTACTGGGGCTACGGAGTGTGCGATACGATACTTACTCGTATGGTGTATGACAAGTACGTGTCACATGACTGGGTAGACAAGGACGCATACGACAGAGAGATGGCATACTTAGAAGTCATGTACAGGGTAGAGCAGAGAGGCCTACGTATTGACTTAGACTATTGCAGTAGCCTATCTACGGAGTGGGAAACAAAGCTACGTAGCCTATACCTATGTCTTAAAGATGCAGGGATAAGCAACCCACACAGCAACGCTGAGATTGAGAAGGCGTTTAAGGAGATGGGCTGGCACCCGCAGTTATTCACTGAGACAGGGAAAGCACAGCTAGATAAGAGCGTGCTTGATGCGATAGCTAATATGCCATCTCACATAGCCACCCATGCTAGGCAGTTGATAGAGTTTCGCAGACTTAGCAAGTGGAAGTCTACGTATCTTGACACGTTCTTGTCAAGTGTGGACGGTGACGGCAGGGTGCACCCATCTATAAAAACGATGGGCGCACGTACTGGTCGTAGCTCTATAACTAACCCACCACTGCAGACGCTACCGCATACACCACACATACGTAGTGCTGTCATACCTAATGACGGCTCTAAGCTGTACGCTGTAGACTACAGCGGGCAGGAGTACAGGATACTGGCGTCCTATTCTAAGGACGAGGCGTGGTTAGATGAGTTCACGAACGGACAGGCGGACCCGCATACGATGGTGTCTAAGATGCTAGGCATAAAGCGGGACCAAGCTAAGACATTTAACTTTGCTATGGTCTACGGTGCCGGACCCGCTAAGCTAGCACAGGGCACAGGGCTAACAGAGCACGAGGTTAAGCTGTTCCTACACACCTACAAACAGAGGTTCCCTCAGATCAATTCGTTTATTAATAACTTACAGTCAATAGGGACAAGTAGGCTACATGAGGAGGGGCACGCATACGTGGTGACTAGAGGTGGTCGTAAGGTTGAGAGCTTTCAAGACCAGATGTATGCGCTAACGAACTATTTGATACAGGGTTCCGGAGCTGACGTGCTCAAGGAGGCAGTGTGTCGTTTAGATAAGGCGGGACTAGCAGATCACATTCTGCTACCCGTGCATGATGAATTATTATTTGACATTCCGTGTCAAGATTCAGAAGAAACAGTAAAAGAAATAGTGGACATAATGACGAACGATGATTGGTTCAAGGTGCCTATCGTTGCTGAGGCTGAGGGTCCGTTCAATAATTGGGGTGACAAATATGTTTGATAATGCACTGCCCAAAGAGGCAGAAATAATACTAGCACTAGATGTGGGTAAAGTTACGGGAGCGTCCCTCTGGGTAACGAACTATCCTGAGCGGGTCATAACGACTGAGATACCGACAAGGTATAAGGTGCGTGACGTGGTAGAAGATTTAGTGTTGTTGAATGACAACAAGGTGACGATAGCGTGTGAGAACTTTGTGATCTCACAGCGCACTATTAAGACAGCGCAGGACCACAACGCCTTACGTTTGATTGGCTGGCTTGATCTGTTCTGTGAGAAGCATGACGTAGAGTTTCATTTACGGACTGCCTCTAGTGCTAAGTCATTTGCTACAGATGAGAAGCTAAAGATTCTTGACTGGTACACACCTAGTAAGGACGGACACGCTAACGATGCTAGCCGACACATGATACTGCAGATACGTGACTCATACCCTGAGATATTCACGACTAACATACTGCCACGACTAGCTAAAGCGTTATTAAAGTGATACGGCTACAGTCGGCAGACGGTAAACTGTTTATAGATGCGTCACCTCGTGACACGAAAAACATTAAGCTGATTGCAGGGTCACGATACCGTAAGGACCGTGACGTGTGGGAGTGCCCACTCAACTTAGCTACGTTCACAGCCATACGTAAGATGTACGGCTTACACCTTAGCGTGGCTGAGAGTGCGTTGAGAGCAGAGAAAAGGCTAGAGTATCTGGCACACCTACAGGAAGTAGCACGGCAAGACCAATCTGTTATCACACAAGAGCCACGACTGTACCCGTTTCAGAACGCAGGCGTTAGGTTCTTAGGCAAAGGCAAGCAGGTTCTGTTAGCTGACGAGATGGGTACAGGTAAGACTGTGCAGTCGTTAGTTACGTTGGAACTAGCTAAAGCCTTTCCTGCTTTGATCGTGTGCACTAACTCTATGAAGCACAAGTGGGCTGAGGAGGTAGAGACATGGACCACTGCCACTCCGGTAGTCATTGAGGGCACTGCACCTAAGCGTAAAAAGTTGATAGCTAGCTGTCAAGAATTAGATAAGTTTGTTCTTATCATTAACTACGAGTCTCTCCGGTTGCATTCTAAGCTGGGTTCGTTTGGTAACACAGTCACTAGTCCTAAAGAAGCAGAGCCTAAAGAGCTAAACGAGATAGACTTTGTGGCTGTCATAGCGGACGAAGTACACAAGGCTAAAGAGCCTAAAGCTAAACAGACCCGTGCATTGTGGGGCGTTAGCAAAGGCGCTACGTACAGGTTTGGCTTGACAGGTACGCCGATTATGAACAACCCTGACGACTTGTGGTCTATCATGCACTTTGTTTGTCCTGACGAGTGGCTGTCAAGATCACGATTCAGACAGCGTTACTGTCACGTCTCGGCTGGTTGGCATGGTGGTCTAGAGAACTTAGGCTTGATTAAACAACGCATACCTGAGCTAGATGTTTTCTTACAGCCAAGAATGATTAGACGTACGAAGGCTGAGGTGCTACCACATCTACCTGAGAAGACGTTTGACGAGCGCCGTATACCTATGACATCTAAGCAGGCTAAGTCCTACAAGCAGATGGTGGACTACATGATGGCTGAGGTGGAGAATGGTTTGCTTATGGCGTCCGACCCTTTGTCGGCACTGGGCAGGTTAAGGTACTTTGCATCGGCGTTTGTAGAGTTTGGCACACATAATGACGAGATCTCTATGCGTACACCTAGTAACAAGTTGATAGCGATACAGGAAATACTAGAGGAAGGCGGTGTACCTCTCGTAGTGTACGCAGAGAGCCGTAGACTTATTGAGTTCTTTGACAGAGAGCTGTCAGAATCATACAGCACTGGGTTGCTTACAGGAAAAGTTAAGCCTGAACAAAGAAAAAGTAACATAGACGCATTTCAGTCTGGCAAACTTGATATACTCTTAGCTACCACAGGAGCAGGTGCGGAAGGAATTACATTGACAGCTTCTAATAGATTAGTCGTAGCGCAGGAAAGTTGGAGTAACACAGCCAACAAGCAGGCGCATGACCGTATACACAGGATAGGCCAAGAACGTAACGTCCAGATTATAACGCTAATATCTGCAGACACTGTAGATGAGACGGTGCACCGAGCTTGTGATTACAAAGAAGAACAACTACAAAGACTGGTACGAGACAGGGACTGGTACAAGAGCGCCATGATAGGAGACGTATGAATGTAAAACCTATAGCGCATGGAACATGGCAGGGATACAAGCAAGAACGTAGACGTGGCATGGACACATGTGAAGAATGCAGAAAAGCATGGAACAACTACTACAAGAAAAGGAGAGCCGTACGTGCAGGAAATAATAGTTAGACAATCAGAACTGAAGAGGTGGACACGGTGTCGCCGTGCATCATATTTACAGTACACGGAGGGCTGGTCTAAGCCGTCCGAAGACTCAGACGTACGTGGTGTGGGCACACACTTTCACGGTTTGATGGCTGAGTACTATGGTGACGTGGAGCCTGACGAAAACATTAAGTACAACCCTGATGATGTGCAGACATCACAAGTTATGTTTGACACCTACGTGTCAGAGATGGAAGAGACGGGTATGGACGCAGGTCAGGAGACTGTGTTCGTAGAAGAGCGCATGTTTACAGCACCAATACAGGTAGCAGGAGATACGTTCTACCGTGTGTCTTGCCAAGTAGATCACCTGTACCGTGACACTGCTATAGTAGGCGAGCCTTTGATAGGTCAAGATCATAAGACATCTGCCTCGTTCTTTAACACTGCCGACAACGACTTTCAGTTGATGGTGTATGCAGTAGTGTTACATGATAATGGCTACCCCGTAGAGTACATGGAGCACAACATAGTCAAACGCAACAAACGTACAGGTAGAGCTAAGCCTCCGTACACGCAACGTAACCGCATACGTATCACTAGTGAAGCACTAGACTGGTGGGCAGGCTATCTACACACCATGTGTCACGAGCATTTCAAAGCGCACGAGATCTCTACGTCCGTGCGTAGCCCACAACTATACCCTGTTCCAGATAATACTTGTTCATGGGGTTGTGATTTCGTAGACGTATGCGGTATGGTAGACGAAGGCGAAGATTACGAGAGCGTCTTGATAAATGAGTATCAAAAGGAAGGAGCCTTTGGTGGCTAATAAAGATTACAGAAGAATAAGCATCTTCATACACGGCTGGTGGGGAGCAGGTAAGTCTTGGCTTTCAGCTAGCGCACCCGCACCTAGACTAGTGCTGGACACAGAGGGTGGCTATCACGACACAGAGGGTAAGCACATTATGTGGAACCCGACTGACCCTGTGCCACAAGATCTTGACAAGGAGACGTCAGTTATTGTAGACGTTAACGAGTGGGGCGTGATAGAAGATGTGATGAACATACTACGGTCAGGCGATCACCCGTTTGAAAGCGTAATAATAGACAGCGTGCATGAGCTACAGGACCAGCTAAAGAGAGTAGTAGCTAATCCTGAAGGCGTGTACGACCCCAACGCCGTGTTCCAGCATCAGGCATGGGGACGGTTAAAGAATAACATGGGTCTTCTATTTAGAGAGCTACGAGATTTAACTAGGACTAGCTCACCTAAACGTGTAAACGTTGTGCTAGTATGTGGTACTGATGATGAGCTTATCCCGCATAAGCCTCTCCTTGAGGGAGGATCTCGTAAAGTTGTTACAGGTTTTTACGATGTGGTGGGCTACCTTCGCACAGCTCAGGACCAGAAACAACAAGAAGTACGAGTCTTACAAATAACACCGACACCTACAGCTGTAGCTAAATGCAGGCTACACAGCCTACAGGTTGAGCACGGTACAGAGATTATAAACCCTGACATACGTAAGATGTTGTCAGTAGTAAATAAGAAGGAGAGCAATGCAAACGCCAAGTGACAATGAAGTTCTTGAAGTTGACGCTAAGGAATTAGAAGAGGCTTTAGATATAAAAAACGCTCCGGTTATGATGCCCGCTATTATGGTAGGCGCATACGTAGATCGGGGCGAGAATGTAAATTTCCCAGAGTTGGGTGAGATATGCACATTAGAGTTGATACTACAGGTTAAAGGCGTAGATAATATAGCCGTAATGCCTATAGTATGTGACTTAGAATTAGCAGAAGCACTTGGCTTAAAGGATACAACAACAATAGGAGAAGAAGAATGAGCTTATCACTCAGAGATCTATACGATCAATCAAAGAATGAAGACATCTCTTCCTTTAGCGGTGATAATTGGGAGCCTGTAGAGGGCGAAACCTACACTGTTTCCGCTTCACTAGTAAGAGCGTCTACTACAAGGACAGGTCTTCCTAGATGGGGAGTAATGTTTACTGTCGCAGAAGGTGACGATCAAGGTAAGAAGTTCTGGGACAACTGGAACCTAACACAACAGTATCCTAAGATTGATGCTAGGACTTTCCACTATTTAGAGCTTATCGGTCTTACGATTGACGTACTAGATCAGGAACTTTCTGACGAGCAACTGTCAGAAATTGCAAAGAACAGTGGCAACGTAGTTAAGGTTAAAGCTAAATACAAACAAGACAAGAACGATAGCGCAAAGCTATGGGCAGATCACACCTATGAATCTGCCGGTTCTAGTAACACAGTAGTAGTTACTGAAGAAACTACAGAAGAAGATGACTTTGATTTTTAATGGAGTTATCAGATCTTAGACACCTGTTAGCTGTTCCATATGTGATGGAACAGTACGGGCACCATGCAGTAGAACAAACTAGCTCAAGGATAAAATACCACAACCCTTTCAGAGTTGACAACAACCCGTCATTTGACGTGTGGTACGACTCAGAAAGAGGTTGGCGGTGGGGCGACTTTGCTGAAGGAACACAAGGCAGTAGCATAGATTTAGTGCAACGCTTTGAGTCACTGACAGACAAGGAAGCCATAGACAAAGCCTATGAGCTGGTCGTCAAACAGAAGGTTGACAGGTACGAGAACCCTACCTTAGTGGAAGCTAAGAAAGAGTTTGACTACGAGTCAGCCCACGACTATCTAGCTAGAGGACGTAGCAACGCTATCAATGCGGTGAACGCTATGCTCTGGAGAATGATAGACTCTCACCCTGCGATAGCTCACCTTAGCCCAGAGTATTTGGTTAAGGAATGGCAGTTATCTTCAGACGGTAATGACGTACTAGTTCCTTACATGGACGAAAAAGATCTTGTGGGTTACAAAATTCGTAAACCTGACGGCACCAAACTAAACGCTAAAGGAGCTAACATGGTGCTGTATGGTTTATGGAAGTTGGGGGACTCACACGAAGACCAGCCGGTGCTTCTCTGCGAAGGGGAATCTGACTGTTGGGCTGCTCAGGCACACCTGCCCTCCTTCCATGCTCTTGGTGTAGCAGGAGCAGGACACCAACCTGAAAAACTCGGCGCAGAGGCACTGGCTGGTCGCACAATTTACATGGCATTTGATGGAGACGAAGCGGGTAGAAACGCTTTAAGCAAATGGCATAGGTATCTGTCGGCACATAACTGCAAGATATACAACATACCTATGCCGGACGGTGCCGACATAGCTAGCATGACTCCGAAAGAGGTAGCGTCTCTACCTGATAGAGCGCTAGTACAGATGCCTAGACCAGAAGGATTAGTCAGAAGGCTTAACCAATACGTTAAAGTGCGAGGAGAAAATGACACGCCGGTGTCAAACTGGAGTCTGCTACTACATAAACGTTTAGTAGGGGACGAAGGTCAGGAGGCTTTTGAGGGGGTGCTACTGCCTACGAACAAGGTAGTAGTTCTACCGTCAGATGCTTTAAGCTCACGTGCGTCCCTAGTTCGCTGGTGTATTAGCAATCAAGTAGCGTGGACAGGGAGTGCTCAAGACCACGACAAGCTACTACAACTGCTACAGCATGACAGCTTCCTCGTGCCTGAAGGACGTATGACCAGCAGGGTAGGCTATCACAGCGGAGATATAGTGTGGCATGACGGGCATTTAGGCACAGACTCATGGACATACGTACCACCACTCAACGACATAGACGTTAAAGGGAAGATAAGTGTAGTTAATAAACCTGTCAATACACCAGCAGTATTACACGGTTTGATGGAGATGTACTCTAGTGATGTGATGACGCCCTTCTTAGCGTGGTTAGCGTTGGCGCCGATACGTCCGCTGTTCAAGCAGTTCCCTTCGCTAGTAGTATCCGGTGCGTCAGGCACAGGAAAGACCACACTCGTTGAGAAAGTACTAGAAGTCTTTAGTGGCTCACGTATAAATGCTACTCTGACTAACACTACAGCTCATGCAGTGGCTAGTTTCTTTGGAGCTAGTAACGCATTCCCTATTTGGTTTGATGAGTACAGGTTTGGAGCACGGCAAGATGCTAAGCAACAACTAGATCAGATGCTTAGAGACGCATACACGGGCCAGAGGAGCCAAAAAGGTGGAGCATACGAGAACAAGCAGAGACTTATATCGTACGCTAGTGACGTGCCTGTGGTCGTCTCAGGGGAAGATAGCGTCATAGAGACTAGTTTAACTGACAGGTCAATACTACTACGGTTAACTAAACGAAAGAAAGGTTCACTTGACACTATATCGTCAATAGATACTACAGGATTTGCACACTCTTATTTGTTATGGATAGCCTCTAACGATCACGACCCTAAAGTACAGCTACACCCTGACATGTCATTGAATGACAGGCAACGTTACAACTTGGGGTTTATTGACTTGGGCTGGCGTTACCTAAGAGACTTTGTAGAGTCGGCGTACCCTGCCTTACGAATACCTGACATAGACGTGTCAATGGTCAGGGAGAAAGCGGCAACAGCCGCATCAGAAAACCCCATACTAGACTCAGTACTATGGGCTATGGAGTCAGGGTTGGGCTGTGTATGGAAAGACGACAACGATATGATATGTATATCTGCTGACTCACTACTAGTAGAGATACGTAAAGCAGGCACGTTTACATTGCCTGTCACAAATACACGTGGGCTGAAGGACTATTTGATAGACGTGTACGGTGCTGAAGAGAAAAGAAAACGATTTGCAGGTAGGCAAATACGTGTATTAGAGATACCGTATGCTAGAATTGAAGAGTGAGTATTTTGAAGATCATAAGTCGCAAGCATTGGCACGCTAAGAACGCTAAGAAAATATACAAGCTACCTGTCTACCCTGTTAAAGAAGTACATATACATCACTCAGTAACAGGCTGGAAAGACGAAGCTAAGCAGTGGAAAAACATACAGCTATACCACATGGTAACTAAAGGTTGGACAGATATAGCGTACAATTTCGGAGTAGGACAGTCGGGAACCGTGTATGAGGGGCGTGGCTGGGATAGGCAAGGCGGAGCCGCAGGCTATAAGCATGACCGCAAGTCTCTTAGTATTTGCGCTATAGGCAACTTTGAGACAGAGACACCTACCGGAGCTATGGTTAAAGCTATAGGAGACTGGATAGTAGAAGGCATAGAGCGAGGCTCTATACACAAAGACGTGAAGATACTAGCACACAGGGACGTAGCCGCCACAAGATGCTGTGGTGAGTACTTGTATGGTACACTGGATAGTATACGAAAAGCTGTCAAACAACCTAAAGCGTTACCGAAAGATGACACACTACTGTCAGAATTAAATAAAGCTAAAACAGCTATAGATAAAGTCATAAGCAAACTAACGAAAGCATAACATGGAACTAGAAGTAGCGTTTAGCATAGGATTAGGTGTAGCAGGCCCGTGGTGTGCATGGATTTCTAAGCAAATATGGGACATACGCCAACAAACTAGTGGTATGTTTGCTACTTTGAAAGACCACGAAAGAAGAATAGAAGAGCTAGAAGAAGTATTGCCGAGACAGATTCCCCGTTAAATGCTTGCAAAAATTCTTTATCTTGACATTGAGACGTCACCTAACGTAGGCTATACGTGGGGCAAGTGGGACCAGAACGTTATTGAGTTTATACAAGAATGGCGATTACTAGGCATGTGCTACATGTGGGAGCACGAGGGTAAAGTCAAAGACGTGTACCCTAAGAACGTTACGAAGTATGATTACCGTAATGACAGAGAGCTACTTATTAGAGTGTGGGATTTACTAGATGAAGCAGACTTTGTAGTAGCCCACAACGGTGACAGGTTTGATCTAAAGAAACTGAACGCTAGGTTTGTCGCAGAAGATCTAGGAGCGCCAACCCCTTACATCTCTATAGATACACTAAAGATGGCTAGGTCAGCGTTTCAGTTCAACGCTAACAACTTAGACTCACTAGGTCAACACTTAAAGTTAGGCAAGAAGGTAGAGCATGAGGGCTTTAAGATGTGGTTAGGGTGCATGGAAGGCAAGCGCAAATGGTGGGCTTTAATGAAAAAGTACAACCGCCAAGACGTAGTGTTATTACGTAAAGTTTATAAACGTATTCTACCGTTTGCTAAGAACCACCCAAATGTTTTGACAGCTGAGTGTCAAGATTTACTGTGTCCTAGATGCGGAACGTTTAAGTTCCAAAAACGTGGCACCAGAAGAACTAGGTCTGGCATAGAGTACCAGCAATACATGTGCGAGAACGGTCATTACTTTAGTGAACGTAAACGTATCCATGTTAATTCAGCGGTGAATCCATAGCAAACCTGTTCTTAGCAAGTACTGCTTCGGTAGCGTCTTTCATTGTCTCTGCATTCTGCCATTGATTGTATATATTTCTACTCTTTTGGTCAGCATCAACAGTTAAGCCTGAGTTAGTTCTAATCCTGTTCCACGTTTCATCTGAAATCATGTCGTAAGCTAGTAGATAATCTGCACCTAATCCTGATTCACTAGCCATGACACTCTCTAGTATTATCTCCCTTTCTTTCTCTGTTAAGGGTTGATTCAAAGAGTCCATAATCATCATTATAGTAAACATGTGTGTTTTTCTTCCACGGTCTAGCATTGCTTCTACTTCTTCAAATGACAGTAGCTCTACTTGATTGTCTACTTTGTATTGTTTTTCAAACCCCTGCACGAATCCTAATGCTTGTCCAGTTATTCCGACTTCTTGTTCTGATAGCGCCTGCAGAGAGTTGTATATTATCAGCTGAGTGTTAGCTGCTATGTTTTCAAGTAGCCAATTTCTTTTATCCTCTTTAGTAATTATCCCTTCAGCTATTGC